CAAAGGATTACCTTCAATAGTGGCTCTGCCTCCGACAACGGCGGCTAGATGAATTACAACATCAAAGTAAGTGTTATCGGCTGCAAAGAATTTGCGAGCATCAATGCCTGATTTAATATCAAAACCAACTACTTCATTATTCTTTGTATCTAGCGCTCTATGAAAGGCTCTACCTACAAATCCTTCATCACCTGTAATCAGGATTTTCATTTAAGTTTAGTTAGTAGCGTTTGGTATTGATCGCTGGCAATGTAATTATCAAAGGCAATTTTATCGGCTGAGTAAATCTCTGGAGCATTTACCCTGGCGTAATTTTCATCCATAGGCGCCTTGCCGTTGAAGGCGTGGCAATGCTCAATGATTACCTCTGGCATATATTTAATCTTGCCTAAATCTTGGCCTAGTTTTAGCCAAAAGTTATCTAGGTATAAATGGCGCTGAGTATCAGGAACCATTCCTCGCAGATGCTCAACTATTTGAGCAGACATCGCTACCGCAGTTGGTAGGGCTGAGCCTTGAAATAAATCATTTCCATAAACAATATCTGAGCCTGTATAAAGTTCCTCAACAAACTTCTCATCCCAGTTAGCAGTTCTTGGCCTATGGTCATCGCCCATAAATGCAAAGTTATCAAACTCGCCTATAAATTGGCGGGCTACATAATTTAATGGGTAAGCCATCCCCCCAGTTTCATTATGAATCATAATTACAGATTCAACTGGTAGTTTATGAGTATATTCTTTTCTAGTTTCATCGCTAAAATCTACAATATAAAATCTTTTAGCCTTTGTATTCGTATCCACAAAAGCCTGCTCTAGTGCAACGGCATTATCTGGCCGCCCGCGAGTAGGAATTAAAACTATTAGATCACTTTCTACCATTTGCTAACTCCCCCGCTATTGCAAAGTAAGCAGCGCCGTCAATGTAATTATCGGCCTTATAGGTTTCCATTGATCTTGCTACCTTGATTAGTGCGCAAATCATAGCGCTTTGTTCTAGCGTTATCTTGCAATCAAGATAAGCAGATAGAAGCCTGCTAATACGATCAAAGTTAATAGCAGGCGTTCCATAATCATCTTGCCTGTTGGTGTAAGTGAGTGCTTTAGCCTCATCTAAAATTTCCCCCCGATCCATATTTACTTTGAACCTAAGCCGTATTCTTTTTCTGTCTTATCTGCCCATTTAGCGGCAGGCGCGGCTAGCGCACCAATTAGAATTGCTTGTTCTGGAGCAAGGTCAGCAGCAAGGGCTAATCCCATTGTTATTGCTGATGCTATTACTGCTCGAAGGTAAGATTTAAAAGCAGCCTTACTCTTTGGGTCTTTTAATTTAGCGATTAATTTATCCATTTTTTCCTATTCTGTAAATGTAGGTTTGCCAAATCCTACGATGAATACTGGCAAGGATGGTTTTAACTTACCACGATTTTTCTTTTTATAGGCTCTAATCTTAAGGCAACACTCGCCCCCATTGCGCTGATCCCCTTTTTTATCGGCTGCCGTATTACCCTCAACAGTAGTTACTGTACCATCGCCATTATCGCAGATTACTATTCCGATATGGGAGATGCGATCAACACCATCACCAGGAAAATCAAAGAAGGCCAAATCACCAGATAGCGGAGTACCCACGCTAGCATCTTGCCACTTTTTATTTTTAACAAAGACATCTGCACCTGCTTTGGTTGAAACTACATTAGGAATTTTTAACCCCGCCTGCGCTGCACACCACATAACAAAAGAGCCGCACCAAGGAGCAAAATTAACTTTTGTGAACGCTCCATACTTGGTTTCATTATCCTTTGGGCCTTCAATGTAACCGACCTCAGCCTTTGCAACGGCAATAAACTTATCTCTTTGGTTCATATTTACCCCTATTGTCTTTTAAGTAGCAGCCTGTAAATTTCATCAATCCTGGCTTCTAGCCTTTCAACCTGACATGTAATTTCATTAACTTTATCTTTTACGCTGCTGCCCCCATTGGGCTTAAGTTCAGAAAGATAACTTTTCACTAAAAATCTTACCCCTGTTACCAAAAATCCAATCAATGTTCCAACCGCGACGCAGATCGCGGCCCATTCGTTAGCGGTCATTTAGTAATTACCAACACACTCATTGTTGCAGTACCTGTTGAAGTAATGCCGTATATTGCGTTTTCGTGATTTGCAAAAACTGCTTTATCGCCATTATCCATTCTGTACCCAGTTGATGAAGTTACATTACTATCACCTAAATAAATTGTGCCTGATGATGAATGAAAGTGAACTTCCTCAGCCTGAGCATCTCCTGCCACTAATAAAGTTGCGGCAGTAGTAACGCTTGTTTGGCTTGAACTAATTGGCATTTCTCTCCTTAAATCAATCCAGAATTTTCAATAGCATCAATGGCTTCATCAATACTTTTTGTTATATCTGGGAAATCGTAAAGCATTAGAGGGCGGCGATTTCCTCAGCAGTTAAACCAAGGGCGGCTAACTTAGCATTAGCACTTGCCTTAGCGGCAGCCTTGGCGGTTGCTGCTGCTTCTTTGGCTGCTTGCTCAACAGCGTATGCTGCTGCATCTGTTTCTCTTTGAGTAACTTCCTCATCGGTAAGTTCTACCTCAGTAGTTACTCCTGTGGAACAATCCACAATTAGTTTAGTTGGGTTTGGCATTGTTTCTCCTTAGTTGTTATGACTTTTTGATTCCGTATAAATAAAATGTTGAGCCTGATAAAAGACTTGCACCATCCGCGCCTAAAGTTATGGTTGAAATTACGGAGGTATCTGACCACAATGAACTATTTAAACCGATAGTATTTCCACTACTTGAATTATTTTCGGCGGTAAAATCTGCACTTATTGATTTGTAATTTCCAGAAGTATAATATGGTATATATATTTCTATATTACTAAATATGTTTGCTGTTATATTAGCAGCAGGTTGCCAAACATATTCAATTATATTATATGCCCCCCCTGATTCCGCAGAACTAGCACTTGAACCTACGGCATAAAGACTTGTATATGTTAAAGTGTTTGAAGTGTCATTATTAAATCTAATAGATAAATAATTGCGATCTGCGCCTAGTGTACTTCTTGAAGATACAAAAATTTTTAAATCAGTATATGTTGAAGGGATAGAAGTAAAACTAATGGTTGCAGTTGTAGAACTTAAAGTCTTAGATTCAATTAAAGTAAATGTAGTTGCCATTATGCTGCCGAAATTCCATATAGGGTGGCAGTTGTGCCAATGCCATAATTATTACCATTTGCACTTGTCATTGTTATTGAACTAATAGCAGCAGTTGATCTCCATAGACCTGCTACTGCATCTGCCCTTGAGTCTGATGATCGGTTATTACTTCTTATGATGACAGTTTTGTAAACATTAGTGTTGGTATAATTCATTATATTTCCAATCAACGAATTTGTATTTGATCCACTACTAGTTCCATCAAACGCACCAATTCCGTATGTATTACTTTGTCTATCCGAACCAGCCGCGCCACCATCTCCATAAAGTGTTGTGTTTGAATAATTTGTTGATCCCGAACTGGTATCAGAATTAAACTGCATTGACCTATAAACTGTTGATGAAGTATTTGTAATACTCATTACAAAAATTAAATCAGTATAAGTTTGAGGAATTGAACTGAAGGTAATTGTAGGTGAACCACTTGATAAAGTAGTTGTTGCTATCGGTTCGTATGTTGCGCTTGCAGCCATTATGACCCCTTTATTCCGTATAGAGCGGCTTGCGTGTATTGATTAAATGATCCTGATTGTCCGTATAGTTTAATTGTGTTTATGACGCTAGTTGATTGCCATAAACCTGATCGTAAAAACACATAACCACTACCATTAGCATCTGAACCACAAAGACTTCTAACTGTTTTATATTTAGAAGTTGATCCATAATCTAATATGTCTATTACTGCTACCGAGGTATAACTGGCAGAAGTGCTAGTTTGATAATTGACTTTCATAAATGTTTGACCTGATGCACCACCAGCAGCAGCGTTTGATCCATCGCCATAAACTTCGTGCCAAGCATAATTAGCATTGGTATCTATTGAACTATTACCTACTTGCATATAGATATTATTTACGGCTGAAAGTAATGAAGTTAATCTAATTTGTAAATGAGTAAATGTTGCAGGTATAGAAGTAAATGTAATATCTGATTGACCGCCTGAACCTACTGTAACTGTTGCAATAGATTGGTAAGCGGTAGTAACAAGATTACCCGTAATTGCTGAGGCAATAACTCCGAGTATTGGCATTAGGCGATATCGCCAATCACGATCCAACTATTAGCAGCAATCTTTAGGCAAGTTGCCATTGAGTTTGCCACACGAAGTTTAGGTGTAGCACTTGTTGCACCTGTTGAAATAACTGTTGTTGTTGCTGGAGTTACTGCGCCTATTGTTGGTTGTCCTGCGCCAGTTAGCCAAAACACATTGAATTGTGTACCGATAGCAAAGTTAAAAGTAGCATCTGTTGGAATATTAAACTGGATACTTGAAGCGTTGTTCATTGAGAACACGCCACCCTCATCACCTGAAACGGCAGTATAAGCAGCAGTTTTAGCAGAATAAGTAAGGGTAATTTTAGGATTAGTTATTACTGGCGTGGTTAAAGTTTTATTAGTTAAAGTTTGAGCAGTAGTTAAATCAGCAGTAACGGCAGTGTTAATGGATAAGGTAACAGTTCCAGAAGTTCCGCCGCCTGATAAACCTGTTCCAGCAGTTACGCCTTCAATATCGCCAGAGGCTGGTGTTGCGTATTGGAAAAAGATAGCGGCGCTTGCGCTAGTAAAATTAAGTTCTCCGCCTTGATTTTGTGCTAAAACTAATGAACCTGATGTAGCAACTGTTGCGGTACCTGCTGTAACAGTACAAACTCCAGCGCCAAGATTTTGGATAAATACTCGATCACCTGCTGCAAATAAACTGGTATTTACAGTTATTGTTGTTGAGCCTGCTGCATTCATTGAAACAGTGCTACCAGCATCGGCTGCTACTAAAACATAACTAGTAGTTTTTGCAGTTGCTGATCCACCGCCCATAGCCGTTTGCTGAAGGCTAGTCATCTGGGCTGCGGTAAGAACCTGACCAGTGGTGAAGGTTTGTTTTGCCATTTTGCTCCTTAGTTAATAACTCAGAATACCAGAATCCAAGCGGCCTTGATCAGTGGTGCTATCAAGTATAAATGCCTGAATTAGAGGTTCTGAAGTTAGCAGTTTTGTATTAAACAGTGTTTGAGTTATATCGTGTTGAATGCCTTGCACAAATAGTTCTTTGGTAATTGTAGAGCCGCCTGGAACTGTTTTAGTTACATTTACCAAATCAAATATTTCAAGGTTTAATCCAGCCACAATCTTGGTAGGGGCTGAGGAATCCAAAAGGTTTAGGGTCATCGAATCTATACGATCAGTTGTATCTTTTCGGGCTACTAGCAGGGTTTGAGCCTGATCTAAAGCCTCAGCATCGGTTTGAACTAGGATTCCATCACGCTTGCCAGAGTGTAAAAAGTAGGTATCAATCGAAGGTTGATCAAAAACATTTTGCGGAACAACTGAATTTAAGCGAGTAACTGTTACATCATTTACTAGCAGGGTATCATCATTGGCAAACTCAATTTGTTGGTAAGTAATACCTGTTCCATCATCGGCAAATACTGTTGGAGTTTCATCCGCCTTTTGGCTAATTGTATCCCTAGATAAAAAGGTTGCGTTGCCCTCGGCATCAAGAAAAAAACCGCCGAATTCTGAGGATTCAACGAGTTGAATCGCACTAAGTAAATCTCTATCAGATGTACCAGGATCAGCCTGGAGCAAACTATTTCCAGAATTTATATCACGCTGAGATTCTGGCCAACTTACAACATCTAACAGAGTGTTTAATCTATCGCCAGATAATTGAGGCGAGCCAGCGCCAGCAACAGTACTAATTCCAATACCATTTAATAATCTAAATCCATCTACGCATTGAAGGGTTATTTTTGAAGTATCCTCAACGCCTAGCCCATAGGTACTGTTGTAAGTTGTAATGTACCCAGAGTAAAGATAGTAACGCTGAGTTCCCCCGCCGTCATCATAATCTGCATAAATACGAATCTTGCGCAATGGCAATAATTTTCCATAATAAGGAGAGGATATGTTAGCGGGTGAAAAGTCGCCATTGTCATCGGCCAAAACTACTACCGCAGTACCAGCCTCGAATTTATTAAGAATACGATTTCTGCCCCTACGAATGCTAACTTGAATTGCAATATTTGAAACATCTACAACATCGCCAGGGGCATCTGCCAAGATACCAGTGCCAAGAGGTGTAGTTGGATCATCGAGCAGAAGGGGGTTTCCGAAGGCAGGCCCATTCGCAAAGTCAATGGAAACGCCAAGAACTGGAGTACCTGGCATTACAAATCCAAAACTCTAGCGTTAATTGATCTGCCTGAAGTTTGGCCAGCCAAAATACCATTTCTAACTGTTTCAGTTAAATCATTTGATGAAGTAACGCTGCCATTAACAGTAATGTTTACAGTTGTACCCATTTGCCCAAATCGGCTTAATGGAATTACTGCCTCTGCCCCAGCCTCACCAATTAAAGCATTAGTTGGCCTAGTTACTATTCCGCCTGATGCCATTTTTAAAGCACCAGTTAGCGGATCAATATTTGGATTAGCGGCAAAATAAGCATCGGCTTGGGCTTGAAGTCTAGCAGAGGATGCTGCAAGTCCAGCCGCAGGCCCTGCTTGAATTCCAGCAGCAATATTTTTTGCAGTTAAATCTTTAAATATTGCATCATATTTATTTACTTGTGGCTGAGTTGGAGGTGTAAATTGAGGCGCTATAAATGAGCCTTTGCTAACCGCTAATAAATAAGCATTTAAATCACCTAAAGCAATTTTCCAACCATCGGCTGCTGCTAATCCTGCTGCATCCCAGCCTGAGCCAAGATTTACATTACCAGTTACTTTGGCTAGATATTTTGCAACCTCATAATTGGTTATGCCCCACTTTTGAGCCAATAAATTAACTTCAGATTCAGAAATCTTATTATCAGCAATAACCATTAAAATATCAGCATAACGCTGGGTTGCAATATTCATACGATTAGTTGCTTCATAGTTAGCAAGCAATTGATCGTACATTGCTTTTTGTGCAAGGTTTTGTTCTTTAAGAAGGTTTAATCTAACTGCCTCAAGTTGAATTGGGTCAGTTTCAGATGTAGGCACTACGCCCATTTTCTTTAATTTATTTAAGGCTTCTTGAGTAGCAAGTTGCTTCTGTTGTTCAGCAGTTAATTTTGTGGTGTTGCCCAAGACTCTACCAGTAGCAACTACAACCTTATTATTATCTTTTGCAATGGCGGTAGTCGCTTCTTTTGTTTGATCAAGAACTTTATTATTTTTAGTTAATTGCTTATACGCAATTAAAGAAGCAGTTGTAAATGCTGCTAATCCTGCTACTGCGGCTAGTGCTGAGGCTCCACCTGTTGCAAAAGCGGTAGCGGTACCTGCTGCGGTTGCTGCTGCTGCCTGCCTACCAAATGCTGCGGTTAGAATATTAATAGCACCACTTAGGGCAATAACGCCAGCATAAACTTTTGCTGCTGCAAATGTACTAACTAATACGGCACCTAGAATTTTTATAGTTCCAAGATTTCGTTGAATATAATCAAATAAATCAAAAACTTGAATTATTAATGCAGGAAGTTTAGTTAGGATTGTATCTAAACTTGCTGCTAATTTATCTTTGTTAGCATTAATCCATGCCTCTAATTGAGGCAAAACTTTAGTAGTAATTACATCAGCAAATTTTTCAATAACAGGCAAAAGGGCATAACCAAGAGTTTCAAGGATTTCGCCATAGGCAATATTTAAACCTTTTAATCTATACTCTAAAGTTTGAGCGCGTTTAGCGGCTGCTCCTGCTGTTATTTTATTTACTTCGGTTAATGCTTTTCCAAAGTTTTTAGATTTAATTGTGGCAAGACTTAAACCTGGAACTAAATTTCCAAGCGCCTTAAATTGTCCTTTACTAGCCTTAATTATTGCGCCAACGCTACTTGCTAAATCGGCACCTGAATCGGCGCTAACATTAAGTGCGGTTCCAAGTAATTCCTGACCGCCTGCAATTGAACCTGTCGCAGCCGCCAAACGACTTAGAGCAGGGCGAAGTTCATCATCAGTAACATTAACTTGTTTTTGTAATAAAGTTATGTAATCCTCAGTGCCAGCGATAGCAGCATCGGTAGCGCCAACTGTATTGCGCAAAGAGTTGGCAAGTAATACCTGGCTCTTTTGATCATCCATAGCAGCACGAACTGCATCAGTTCCTACTTTAACAGTGAACGCGCCGACGGCAGCGCCTGCTGCTGCGAATGCTAACGCTGATCTTTTAGCAAATTTATCAAAATCTTTGCCAAGTTTGGCTATATCTTTTTGAGCAGCCTTTGAACCTTTAGCAGAATATTGAGTAATAATCCGTGCAATTACTGCGCCAACGGCCATCTCAACTCCTACCATTCAAATTAGTTTGTAATGTTTTTTTAGCATCCTCTAAGGCTGCTGCAACTCGCCTTTGGATTTCATCTTTATCTTTATCAACAACTGCCCAAATAAGGCGGGATGCTTTGCCAAATGAGTTACTTAAATATCTAATAAATTGATTTTTTGATGCGTTGCCAGTTCTACCTGCAACTTCAAATATTGCGCCCGCCGCGCTCTTATTAATTAACGCGCCAGCGCTAGTAGTGTAATCACCACGAACTTTACCTTGCGCTCTGCTTTTGACAATGCCTGCCTGAATTGTGGAAACATCCCAGGCTGGCCAGCCCGCGCCGCCGCGAGTTCTTGGCCTAGCGGCTGAAGTTTTACGCCAGCCGCGCATCGGAGTTCCATAAACAGGATTAGTAAATTGAACAACTAAATTATCTGCTGATCGCTCAGCGCTATTTAATTGATCGTTAATTACTTTGTTAAATTTTCTGGCTGCTGCTTTATCAAATTGTTTTAACGCATCCATAGTTTCTTTAATGCCAGTTAAAACAATTACTTCATCAGCCATATTTATTTGCCTTTGCTCTTTCCTTTAGATAGGCGAACATTGCTTCTAAGATACCATCAGGGGCATCTATCAAATCAATAGGAGAGATGCCCAACTCCACCGAGGCCGATGCAATTGCAAAGGTTAGGCTATCTCGGTGGATTCTAAATTTGGGTCTGAAACCATTTCGACGGATTCAAGTGTATCTAAAAATTCTGGGCCGAAAGGTTTTACAACTCGCCCATTATCTTTTAAAGATTGCCAGGCCAAAAAATAGATGTGTTCCATTTTTTGATCCTCTGAAAACAATTTTGCCAATCCTTTACCGAACTTCTGCTCAAAAGCAACGATGGTGCGAGGGCGTAGTGAAAACACGCTATCTACACCATCGTTAGTTTTGATCTTTAGTGATAATCCATCCATTTTATTTCCCCCTAGTTAGTTATGATGTTGCTTTTGTTATTGCACCTGATATTGGCCAGGTAACACTTGCAGTACTTAGTTCTCCAACGGCTCCTGATAGTGGCTGCCATTCTGAAACTAATGCGTTGAAACTATATTGTGGATTTGTTGCAGTTGTAGTTCCTGCTACTGGCTTAATTACCATTGCAGCAGAAGTTCCAATTGTAGGATAAACAATTGATTCAAGTAATCCAGAACCGAAATCCTGGAAAAATTCAACTGTTACCTGATTATCTGCTAATCCTGCAACTCGAGTTCTTGCGGTGTTTCCAAAAGAGGTGGTATCTACCACATCTAGTGAAGTACTTAAAGTTACTGAACTTACATAACTTGAAACATCTGTACTTGCGAAAGTAACTGAAGCGTTAGTTAATACGATTCTTGCCATTACGCAACCGCCTTAGTGATAGCACCAGAGATCGGCCAAGTAACAGATGCGGTTGATAATTCACCAACTGCGCCTGATAGTGGTTGCCATTCTGAAACAAGAGCAGTGAAAGTATATGAAGGATTTGTTGCGCTTGCTGCTGATGATGTTGGTAATACTACAACTGAAGTAGTAGTTCCAAGCAATGGATAAATTGTTTGTTCAACTAATGATGTTGCAAAATCTTGGAAAAACTCGATGGTTACTGAATTATCTTGCAAACCAGCAACGCGAGTTCTTGCCGCAGTTGATGAAAACCCTGTTGTATCCACCACATCATTTGATGTGCTTAAAGTTACGCTTGAGATATATGATGAAAGGTTTACTGAATTTATTGTAATCTTTGCATCGGTTAATACGATTCTTGCCATTATTTGTCGGCTCCTTCTTGGATTGCTGGTTTGGTTGTTCCCCCACTTGCCTTAATGTGGTTGCCAGCAATAAGTGCATCTATGTTGGCTTCTGCATTAAGCAATTCTTTTTCGGTGATTGGATCACCTTTCTTTTTATTACAAACCTCTAATTCTGAGGTAATGATATAAGACATTTTTTCTCCTTAACCCCAAATTGTGAGGCGGTATCTATAAGATAGGAATAAACTGCCAGCAGAATCATAAGTTCCGCCTTCAGCGCTAATAACCCTAAGTGTGTTTACTGCTCCACCTAAAGTTCTATCGCCTTCAATTGCAGCCTTTATTGAGCCAGCACCAGAACCTGCTAGAAAAGCATCTAACTTATCTTGGGCTACTCTTTCTGATAGGCGTTGAACAATCACCAACACATCACAATTTGCTTGGTCTAAACCTCGCGCATTGTTTATATCGAAGGTGAAATCTAGTTGGCCAACAATCGCTGCTGGCGGGCTAACAGTATCTGGAATTAAATCGTACACTCTAAGCCCACTAATTGTTTGAAGGCGAGTTTTTAAACCATCTCTAACATTGCTTGGAATCACTTAGCCAATCCGCCGTTCTTGCGGAATGGGCGAAGTAGAACTTCAACATCTGCATCAAGGCGAGAATATAATCTAACAGTTCCCATTTCAGGGCTACCAGCAATTCCAAATGGTGATTGTCTGCGCCCAAATAAGCGAGATGATTGAATTAATGCGGCCATATTTACTTCGCTTGGTACTGCGCTATATCCCCAAACACCTTTAATTCGAAGTGATTGAGGTAATTGATATGGAAAAATATAACTACCAATTGCTAAAACTCTATTGTAAGGCCAAGATTTGATTGGGTTATTAATTGGCTCAACCATATAATCACTGGTTGCCCAAACAGTTCCATAAGTACGATCAAAGTTATCATCAGTAGCAATTTCGCTAACTGTGATTACATCATCAATATTTACTGTATAAGGATCAACTGGAGTGTAGTAGCGAGTTACTGTTGATTGAGTAGTGCCATTAACATAAAAGAAGCGCTCAGTATAATCATCAATCATTCTACTAGCAGAAGTAATAGCAGCCTCTAAAGCAGTATCATCTACTGAATCAGTAATATTTAATGAGGCTTTTAGTTCAGCCAATGTGCAGTAGCCATTAGTTATTGCCACGCTTTATCCTTCTTTCCGCTTTAGGTAAAATCGCTCTTTCAAGTTGCGGCTGGGCAGTAGCCGTTTCTTTAGGTTTAACTCTTTTATTAAAAATTTTTTTTAATTTTTCCATAATTTATGGTGCCTATCATCTAGCCAGTATGATTTTTGATGAGGCAGGATTGCGCCTGTATTTACATAAATTGGAAAACCAAGTGAGCGAATACGACGGCTGAAAAGTAAATCCTCACCTATCCATTCACCATTTACTGGCCCATCCCAAAACCAACACCAATTCTTACCCATACTAGGATCGGCAGTTTCACGCATCTTTTCAAGAACGCTGCGATGGATTAAGAGGCAACCTGTACCTGCGGCATCTATTTCAAAAACTTTATTCTCATCATATTTATAGAGGGGTAGGAATCCCTCTGGTGCATCTTGAAATATTGCTGGAACTGGTTTTGGATATTCACTCTTGCCGTCATTAAAAGCAGCGAATACTAATCCTGCTACAACTGGGCGATCTAAATCGTGGGCAGTATCAATTAACTTATCAAAAGTTGCTACACCTAATTGCTGATCGCTATCTACCATAAGAAGCCAATCAGATTTTGTATTATCCAAAAATTGTTTAACTATTTGATTACGAATCTTAGAAAGTAATCCTGAACCTTTAACTCTTACAAACGGCCCTAATCTTGGTGATCTTGATTGGGCTAATTGAATTAATGTATATGCGAATGAACCATTTACTTGGCCTGAATCGCAAGAACCTATTGTTACTTTATGTGCGGTTTTCATAGTTCCCCCGAACTATTTAGGAGTTTAGGTGACTTAATCGGGGGAGGTTAAGCCACCTAAACAGTTCTTAATTGCCTTCTAAATTAGAAGGATGGTGCTGCTAAGCCAGTTCCGCTAATGATTGATGCGGCTAATGGATAGCGCTCTGCGGTGAATGCGGCGTAGCCGTAAACAACGCTCTTTACAGTTAGTGCGCCAGCATTCGTTGCTTCGAATCGAAGTGAGAATGGTGATCCTGGTTGCTCCCATAGGTGCATTTCTCCAGCATTTACCAAGTAAATTTCATCTTGGTTTGTGCTTAGAGTAGTTTGAACTGAAGCATCTGCAATAATTGGTAATCCAAGTAGTGAGTAACCTGAATTTGCATATTGCGCAACGCCTGCTCCTGCTGCAACGGCGTTCATTGGGCCGTTTGCTGCTGGAACTACTAATGGGCGATTTGAACCATCAACGCCTGCTAGCAAGAATGCTAGGCGGCGTGGGTGCATAATCCAATGAGTTGGTGTAGCAAATGTGTTTGCTTGAACCTGTTGTAGCGCGTCAGCCAACTTTGGATATAGAAGTGCAACAGTTGGAGTTGTTGCAGTGAAGGTGATTGCGTTTCCACCAGAGGCACGAATACCCTTGATAGTTCCGTTAGTTCCTGCACCATTTAGAATCTGTGAATTTAATGTGGTGTGCCATGAACGAATCAAGTCACCAATTACGAAGGAATCAATACCTGTTCCACGCTCAATTGCTTGGCGTGATAGGTCTTGCTGTCCTGCAATTGTACGCACATTTACAGTTAATAGTGTGTCATCAGCATCAGTTTCAGAAACATCAGTTGCCTGAGTTTGTTGAATTGCTGTTGATGTTCCAGTGGTCATGCGGCTGATGTTTAAAGTCATACCAGATGCTGGAAGGGTCATTTTATTGGTTGCGAAGTCTGCTGTTGGGCGACCTGCGCGAGCCAATGGTGCAGCGAGATCAGTTAGATACTGAGGAACTACTAAACCTTCAAAGTTTGCAGTTGTTCCATCACGGCGTTCAACTTCCTCCTCGCGCATGTGGCGAGCAAGGCGATCTTGCGCTGAGAAATCTTGCTTGAATTGTGCATTAAAAGCATCTTTAATAAATGATGCTCCTGAATTTGGTGTATAGGTGCGCTCCTCGCGGGTTACCTTTGCACCACCAGACTTTGGCATTGCTACATCTGCAACTGCTGCACGAACTTCTGCAACCTTTGCATCTGCATCTGCCTGGG